ACATTTTAGACAATTTAAAAAACACTTTAATCAATGACTTAGGAGGTTATGACTTATGCGATGTATATCATGCGATGAAGCCCTTACGGAGTTTGAATCAACACGACGTTATGCGGAAACAAACGAATTTGTCGATCTATGCTCCAAATGTTTCAACGAGGTTGACGGCGACTTTTTAACCATTGAGCGGGCAGACCTTAAACACGGTAACGACGAGGGATACACCTATTATGGGGTTGAGGAGCTAAATTTTGACAACCTGAAATTCACCAATGACTTTAGCGAGGATAACGACTGATGACAACAGACGACAACGACCAGCAACGATACCAAGCAGAAGCAGACGAAGAAGCCCATCTATACGCTGTTTTAAATGATTTCGCCGATTTACTGGAAGAATACAGCGGTCAATTTGTCATGTTTAAGCTGCTAGAGGTAATGAGCAGCAGAGGATTAAGCCTAAATAGTATTAATTAGTTTTATTTATATTTATTTATTGTTGTTTTTACTAAACAATTCTAATAGTAACTATATAGATATATAAAGAGAGGATCTTTTTATATGGGAATACAACTAAAAGCGCACCAACCTTGTGCAGATTGTGGCTCAAGTGATGGTTTAACTTACTACGATTGGGGGTCATTGTGTTATGTATGCTCTACAAGCCACACAGAAGCCCACCACGACACGCAAAGAGGAAATATGACCCTAGTATCCAACAACCCGCAGAACGTCCCAAATCGTCCTGTAGAACCGCCTATCGAAGGATCTTATGTGTCAATACCAGAACGAGGCTTGACCCGTGCCACCTGTGAGTTTTTTGGTGTCATGAGCGATGGCGATAACTTCTGGTTTCCGTACACTGACAAGGACGATAAAGTCACGGCTTACAAGAAACGAGGCGTTAAGGAAAAGAAGTTCTCAATCTCCGGGGACTGGAAAAGTGCCAGATTGTTTGGTCAAAACCTGTTCCCAAAGGCATCAAGCAAATATCTGACCATCTGCGAGGGCGAAATGGACGCACTGGCAGCCTTTCAGATGATGGGGTCAAAATTTGCTTGTGTCAGCATCCGCAATGGTTGTGCTGCAGCCATAACAGACGCACAAACCCATTTTGAATGGATTGATAGCTTTGAGAACATTGTCATCTGTATGGATAACGACGATCAGGGCAAGGGAGCAGCTAAACAACTTGCAGAACTGTTTGGCTCAAAAGTAAAGATGTTCAAATATCCTGACAAGTACAAAGACGCTTGCGACTTCTTACAGGCAGAAGCTGAAAAGGACTTTTTGAGTTGCTGGTGGTCTGCAGAACGGTTTGTTCCTGATGGCATCATTGACGGTTCAACCATGTGGGAGGAGGTATCTAAACCCATTGAGCAGAGCTTAGTTCAATATCCATTCAAGGGCATAAATAACTTGACTTATGGGATACGGGATAGCGAACTGGTTACGATCACGGCTGGATCTGGTCTAGGTAAGTCTCAGTTTGTCAGGGAGTTAGTCTTTCATATTCTGAATAACACAACTGACAATATAGGCTTGATGTTCTTGGAGGAATCAACACGCAAAACCGCCAGATCTCTTATGTCATTGTATGCAAACAAGCCATTACATCTGCCAGACGTTGAATGTACAGAGACAGAACTACGAGAAGCATTTGATGCCACGCTGGGAACTGGTCGTTTGTTTCTGTTCGATCACTTTGGATCAACAGCGATAGACAACATCCTTAATCGTGTTAGGTATCTAGCCAAAGCCCTGAAGTGTAAGTTCATAGTCCTTGACCATGTGAGCATTGTTGTTGCTGCTAATCAGGAAAAGAACCTAGACGAGAGGAAAGCCATTGATGAAATCATGGTTCGTTTGCGGATGTTAGCTCAAGAAACAGGCATTTGTTTGTTTGTTGTTTCTCACCTCAAGCGACCAGACGGCAAGGGACACGAGGAAGGCGCAGCAACATCACTTGCACAGCTTCGAGGTTCTAGTGGTATTGCTACCGTTTCAGATATTGTCATAGGTTTAGAAAGGAACGGACAAGACCCTGACCCAGTGGAACGCCACACAACACATGTCAGGATTCTAAAAAATAGGTTCTGTGGTTTGACTGGTCCTGCTTGTAAACTGTTATACGATTTGCAATATGGAAGACTAACACAAAGAGCAGACGATGAGGACTCGTTATGAGAGAAATAGTTATCGACATAGAAACTGACAGCAAGGCTGCCCGTATCTGGTGTGCTGTAACTAAAGATTTACAAACCAATGAGGTGAACGTATGGACGGAAGCAGAAAAATTACAAAGCTATCTGGAAGATCCAAGTATTTTGATTGGTCACAACATAATAAACTTCGATGCTCCGGTTCTCAAGAGGCTGTGGAACTTGAAGATGGATATGCACCAGTTAAAAGACACACTAATAATGTCAAGATTAGAAGAACCAACACGAGAAAATGGGCACTCATTAAGAGCTTGGGGTCAAAGGTTAGGAAACTATAAACAAGACTTTACTGATTTTGATGGAGGTTTGACAGATGAAATGGTGGCGTATTGTAAGCAGGATGTTGAAGTCACTGCTCAGCTTTATAAAAGAATTAGCAATGATTTACTGGATTGGGGTCTTTCTGTCGATCTGGAACATTCTGTTGCTACCATTATACAGAAGCAGCAAGAGACTGGTTTTAAGCTGGACATCAAACGAGTCATGTCGCTTCTTGTGGAATGGAAGAAGAGACTTAACCAGATTGAAGAAGATCTACAAAAGGTATTCAAACCAATAGTTACATCAAGAGTCAGCGAGAAGACTGGCAAACCATTGAAGGACAAGGTTGAGGTATTCAATCCGGGCAGTCGTAAGCAAATTGCTGAACGTCTTATGGCTCTTGGATGGAAACCTCGTAAATTCACAGATAAAGGAACGGTGATTGTCGATGAGAAAGTATTATCAACTATTGAAATTCCTGAAGCTAAACTCATTGAGGAATACTTACTGCTTCAAAAAAGGATTACTCAGGTTGAATCATGGCTTGACCATGCGGATAGGAACGACAGGGTTCACGGTTCGATCATCACCAATGGAGCAGTCACGGGACGAATGACTCACAACTCCCCAAACATGGCTCAAGTTCCCAGAGTTGGTAATCCATTTGGCGAGGAATGTAGATCTTGCTGGATTACTGATGAAGGTAAAGTCTTGGTTGGTATTGATGCCTCTGGTCTCGAACTTCGCATGCTTGCTCATTACATGCAGGATCAGGACTACATCAAGGAAGTCTGCGATGGTGATATCCATACTGTCAACATGAAAGCAGCAGGACTAACCAGCAGAGATCAGGCAAAAACACTGATATATGCTTTTTTGTACGGAGCTGGTCCTGCAAAGATAGGCAGCATTGTAGGAGGTAGTGAACGTGAAGGTAAGAAGTTGATTGACAAGTTCCTAGACAACACTCCAGCCTTGCGTGAATTGAGGAAGAAGGTTGATCGTTTGTCTGCTAAAGGTTGGTTGCCGGGACTTGATGGTAGGCACTTACTTATCAGATCACAGCACGCTGCACTCAACACCTTACTTCAAGGAGCTGGCGCAATTGTTATGAAACAAGCATTAATTTGCTTGACACAGAGCTTAAAATCTGGTAGAATATTGGGTTCTTTTGTCGCTAATATTCATGACGAGTGGCAAATAGAAACCACGAAAGAACTTGCTGAATCTGTGGGTCGTTTAGGCGTACAGGCAATTCAGGAAGCAGGTCACATACTCGGGCTACGGTGTCCACTCGATGGTGACTTTAAAATTGGAGCTAATTGGGCACAAACACACTAAGGAGAAGTAAATATGGCAAATTTAGATCTAAGTCCTTTTAAGGTTAAGGCTGATATTATGTGGGCTTGTCTTGACACAAAGAATCAAATGTCTGACCGTTATCAGGTTAATCTTTGTAATCTAACGCCTGAGGCAATAGAGAGAATTGAGAAGGCTGGCATTGAAGTCAAGAAGAAGGACGATCAAGGCTTTTTCATTGTAGCAAAGTCTAAGAACTATCCTATTAAGACTGAAATGTCAGACGGATCAACTGTAAATGCTAAAGTGGGTAATGGTTCAAAAGGAGTAGCTTGGATCAAGCCTTATACATACAGCTTTAGAGGTAAGGATGGTGTATCTGCTGGTATTAATAAATTGGTTGTTACTGATTTAATTGAGTACACTGGCTCTGCAGCTCCTGATCTTGAAGACGCTGAAACATTGTAATTGTGTCAATGTCAATGAACAAGGCAAAAGCCCTCATTGACGGAGACATCCTTGTCTATAGGATAGGATTTTCTGTAGATGATCCAGAGGATGAGAAGTTTGCATTATCTCGAATGGGTCATTTTGTTCAAGGTCTGTTGGACTTGGACGGAATAGACTCTTACTCTGGATACATTACAGGAAGTTCTAACTATAGGCAAGAAATTGCTACTGAGAACTCTTATAAGGGTAATCGTGAGAAAGCGAGGAAACCGATACATTACGATTCCCTTAGAGAGTATCTCATGAACAAGTGGTGTTTCAAGTTGATAGAAGGACAAGAAGCAGATGATGCCATAGGAATTGAGGCTTATTCTTTACCTGAAGACGGTTGTTGCATTATGTCTATAGATAAAGACTTAAACATGATACGAGGATGGCATTATAACTTTGTCAAACAAGAGCTGTACTTTGTAACAGAAGATCAAGCAATAAAGAACTTTTATATTCAATTACTTACAGGTGACAGAGTAGATAACATCTCAGGTCTTAAAGGTATTGGGATTAAGAAAGCTGAAAAGATACTGAAAGACTGTAAGAATGAAGATGATTTATTTGCTGCTGTTGTTGACAAGTATGAGAATGATCTTGACATACTAACAGAGAGAGCTAGACTTTTATGGATCAGAAGAAAACCAAATCAATTGTGGACTCCACCCCAGACGTAGTGTACATAGAGTGGGACGATGCTTGTGCTGATGCTGGTTGGGAACTCACAGAGAAGACTGACATTCACCATGTCTCAACCATAGGGTTTGTGGTAGCAGAAGATAAGAAGGCTATTACAATCGCAGTGTGTTGGGCTGGTCCTGAATCTAACTCAAGGATACATATTCCTAAAGGTTGGATTAAGAAGATCAAGAGATTTAAGTTGAAACAACTATTAGGAGGTAACAAGCCATCAAAACCCAAAGTGCAAAAGCAAAAGGAAGAAAACTCCAGCAATGGACTAGGGACAAAATCGTCGAGAAATTTGGCTTTTCCCGGTCCGATGTAAGAAGTACCAGTATGGGTGCTGGTGGTGAAGATATACTGTTTAGTCAAGAGGCAGGTGACAAGTTAGGTATATCAATAGAATGTAAGTCACGCAGTTCTATTGGTGTATATGCTTTCTACTCTCAGGCTATGGATAACACTCCTGAAGGTAGAGAACCTGTCCTTGTTATTAAGCAGAACCATTCTAAGCCATTGGTTGTAGTAGATGCAGAATACTTTATCAACTTACTTGAGAGGGTAAAATGAGACATTTAGTCATTCCTGATACTCAATGTAAACCTAACAACTCTTTTGAACATTTAGAGTGGGCAGGTAAGTATGCAGTGAAGATGAAACCTGATGTCATAATTCATCTAGGAGATCATTGGGATATGCCTAGTTTGAGTATCTATGATGTTGGTAAGAAGTCGTTTGAAGGTAGGACTTATAACGAAGACATCAAAGCAGGTAATGCTGGTATGGATATGTTTATGAAACCTATCATCGAAGAGCAAACAAAGCAACGTAGAGACAAGAAGAAAGTATGGAAGCCTAAAAAAGTATTTCTAATTGGTAATCATGAAGAACGTATTGACAGAGCAATAAACTCAGATAGAAAGCTGGAAGGTTTGATTGGTTATGAAGACTTCAATCTAAAGAAGTACGGTTGGGAGATTCATAATTTCTTGGATGTAGCTGTGATAAACGGTGTAGCTTACAGTCATTACTTTACTTCAGGTATTATGGGTAGACCTGTGAGCAATCCATCATTACTACTTCAAAAGAAACACATGAGTTGTGTCATGGGACATGTCCAAGACAGAGCTATAGCCTTTAGTAAGAAAGCTGACGGTAAAGGTATCACTGGTATCTTTGCTGGTATATTCTATCAGCACGATGAAGCATATCTCAGCCCACAGACTAATGGTTCATGGTCTGGTATTTGGATGTTGAATGAAGTAGATAACGGTAGCTTTGATGAAATGCCTGTATCAATTAACTACTTGAGGAATACTTATGGACACGACTGATATCTTGATGGAACGTGAACAAACTTATGGACGCTACGAGATCGTTAGTAACATTAGTCAGGAGATAAAGCGAGTGATGCACGCATCTCCTAATTATAGGATCATGCCTAACTTTGCACGAGAGAGTATGGACATGATTGCTAACAAGATTGCTAGGATTCTCAACGGTAGTTACTATCACGAGGATTCATGGCGAGACATTAGTGGTTACGCACAGCTTGTAATAATGACGTTGGAAGATTTACATAAGGAACTTGATGATGAACCTGACAATAGATGAACTAAAAGATAAGCTCATGCAGTTTGATGAGACAATCATCATTGAATTGTTAGATCTGACAGCACAAGACATATTAGACAGGTTTGAGGATGTGATAGAAGAAAAATATGACATTTTAGTAAAGGAAATATAATGGATCTTTATCAACAATTT